CTTTTCATATTTTTTCTCCTTAGTTGAATATTGAATTTTTTCTATTCTCTATAATAGTATTTATCTGATCACTATTTAAGTCAGCCGCATCTTTGAAACCCTCTGGGCATTCTGCCACATACGTTTCTTTTCCGCGTGCCCCCTCTATTATAGCATCTTTCATGGCCCGACCGGCGTCATCATTGTCGGGAATTATCGTAATGCAGTCAAAGTAGTTCTTGACTAATTGCATCTGAGCATCCGTTATAATGGCACCAAGAGTAGCCACAACATTAGGGTAGCCAGCCTGATGTACTTTCATAGCATCAAGACTACCCTCTACGATGATTATCTCATCATAGATCTTAGCGTTATGTAAATTGAATAATATCTTCCTCTTTGGGAAACCTGTACTATATAGGTATCTTGGAATCTGGTCATGTTGTATCGCTCTTCCTATCAGACCTACAAGATTATAAAACTGATCTCTGGCTGGTATTACCAGTCTCTGTTTTACTGATGAATACCCTACCTCGAAGTATTTCAATATATCAGTATCAAAACCTCTATCAATAAAAACCTGAAGTAAGGCTTGATCGGAATCATATGATATTTTACAGTTGTGTAACTGTTCTTCAATATCTCCGAAATCCTCTTCGTCTTCATCCTCACTAAGAATTTTATCAACATAATTTTTTGACGCAGCTTCAAGATCTCTATAATCTTCATTTAGCAGAAGCTTTCTCAATATCCTAATACCACCACGCATGTTACAATCAGGATTAAAACACTGCCATAAGCCAGTATATCTATTAATAGAAAATGATGGCGTATTCATATTAGTATGAAATGGACAGTACGCTATCATTTCAGTACCCATCTCACTAAAAATAGTGACAGCACCTCTGTGCAGCGTATCCCTGATAGTCGTCTCAAGCGATGGCATTTACAATATAATCAAAATGTGTCGTTGAAGGATCATAAGACCATTCAAACTTACATTCGACTACCTCCACTCCTATATTTTTTAATTCCTCAGTTATTTCATCCGTAATCCACAACTTAAGTCTAATGATAGCTTCAACATCCTGAGCAACACCATCGTATGTTTTAACAATCCTAGACACCCCATTCCTCCTTCCACTCACCAGTATCCAAATTCCAATTCAAATAGAACCCAAAATGAGTTGAACGACGTACTTTTCTGCTCACCACCTGGAAGATACTAGAATCCACCTCCCTGTGCAGGGACAGAACCAAGTCGGCATCGTAAGCCAACTGCTTACTCCAAGCGACTTCCTCCAACTCAGGAGGACGTTCAGAGTGACCATCCTGCATGGTAACGGCAGCAACATCAATAATAGGAACATTGTTCTTCACTGCCATGCGCTTGAAAGCCTTAGACAGATTCTTAGCTTTTTCCGTTTCTGATTTAGCACCACTAGCATCATCAAACAGGCCGTGATAATCAAGAATAACCAAATCAGGACTATACTGATCAATCTTAGCCTGAACTAAATGCTGATCTGCAACATCAAGCCCCTCAGAAGTAATTAGATAGAAGGGATGCATATCAGTGAAGGTATCCTCAGCCCACTTCTTATACGAATCTACAACCTCTGCATTCGGCCTAACAAGGTCAGAATGGGTAAAGAACCCTCTACCCTTATTAAGGAGAGTATCAATTCTCTGTGCCTCCTGCTCTTTACTCATCTCCAACGAAATAATCATTGGGCGATAACCAGCAAGCCAAGCATTGACAGCGAACAGGCGGGCAATGTAACTCTTACCAACTCCTGTCCAGCCAAGCAGAATCACAAAGTCGCCAGCCTGCCAACCACCAAACTCGGCATCAATTACCGATATTCCACTAGGCACACCATTGATACCATGATTCTCGCTCTCAGATCTAATCTTTAATTGATCAGCCCTATCTCTCCATTCACCCACCAAATCTGTATCTTTTAGATTAGTGACGTCTTTAACCAATTTATTGGCATTGGATAGTAAAAAGTTTAAAGCGGTCTTAGGACCGCCATTCTTAAGCATTTCATGTGTATTGACAATTAACTCTCTTGTCTGAATAGACATAGATTCTGATCGAGCCTGTTCAATATAGTAAGCCAAAGGCTCAGTTGTGGTAAGATACTCAAAGTCAGGAAAATGAGCCTTTATTTCTGTCTTGGCTGGTATCTTCTTATGCTTGTCATAATGACCCGCAATAAAAGACCACACATCCTTGTAATTAATGAAGACTCGACCTACGTTTTCATTTTGACATTCAACATAGTTTCCTGAATCTAATACTGCATTTAATAATTTAACCTCATAGTTCACTTTCGTTGATCCATTCTCTCTTTTGTCTTTTGGACAATTGAACGAAACTTTTCTCGTGACTCCCTTTCTGAAATTGCTTTCTGAATTATAGACGGCACTTCCATCGCAAAACAAAACATCAAGATAGGACTGCCAGCCTTCTTCATATACTTATTAGCACAATCTGATAAGTCATCAAATCTATAAGCATCTAGCAAACTATCAGCGATAGCTTCCTCTCTTCCAATATCTGGAAGAAAAAACTTACCCTGCTCGCTTGATAACTGTCTCAATAACTTTATCAGGTGCGCTCCAGTTTGATTCTGAGACATCACTTATCCTTTTCCAAGTATCCATCAACATGTCTAATCTTGACATTCCCGCATACACACCCATCACTGGCAACTCTACCAGATCGGTGTATGGGTCGGTGACAGCACTTATTATACATGGCACTCTTACTGAGCATTCCATACAAATGGCTTTAGCGTGCTCCACTTCCACCAGATCATCACTAGTCCACCAATGAGGGTGACTATGATCCCTGCACAAAGCAGAGCGTTGCCAACCCTCGAATGAAGCATCCTCATCAAGCATTACCCTTGTCAATTTCTGCAAGCTTGGATTCAATCTGAGAATCCACGGTGTCCCATAAGTGCTTCCAAAGTTTATCATCCTTAGGATCACCAGACAACTTTGCACCAGCATCTAAACGCATCGATTCATAGTTACCTAAATTCTTGGTAATACCAATCGACACCCAAATATGATTATCTTCGTTACTCATAATATACCTTTCTTTGCTTCCCTGAGTCTATCGCCCAGTTCCTTACGTGAGTATACACGCTTTTTCGACGGTCTGCCGACTTTTTGTGAATTAAAAAATGACTCTATTTCCCTAACATCGTTATAAGTATAATATCTGTAGTCTTTATTGCTATATCGAAAACGGCTGGCGGCAGGCAGCAGGCCAGAACGTTCATAGTCCCTTATAGTGCCTGCCGTCCTGCCAACCATTTTAGCCACTTCTCCTATGATGAATACACGCTTACGAAAAAGAGCGGAACCTTTATAATCGTCAATATATTCTTCGCCTGTATCAATACGCTTAAATAAAACTTTGCCATCTCGCTTAAGATAACGCATAGCCTTAACGATTACACCGTTCTCTAAATAGAAGCCCTTTACTTGAGCATTTATTTTACTTTGTAACTTTTCTATTTCGCTCATTTAACATCTGCTCGTAAACTTTCTTTTTAGTTTTCTCCCATTGCTCTATGAATGGTTCAGTTCTCCACCCACACATCAAGCACGATAATTCAATCGTATTTCTAAACTGTGCGCCTTCTAATATCTTGCCGCCACAATTAGAGCACTTTATATGTACCTTGATACGCGGTGAAGAATTCATTAATTTACCATAGAGGCGTTGGTAGGATCGCCAACCTTAGAGGCGACAAGACTCTTAACAGCAGAGATTGCAGCAGCCATAGCTGCCACTCCTGCCGTCTTTGCAGACGACATGTCCGCAACTGTGAATATCGCCAAAAAGGCCTGTGCAGCGGTCCAAATAGCCCGCTCAATAATATCTTTATATAAACTCATATGATTTATCCTCCTAATCATCTAGCCAGCATGTATATTCAGCCGTCACAATACCCATTTCTGGATGCACAAATTGCAAGTGCTGTGATGGTCTGCCTACTGCGGCTAGTGTTTCAATAGCATATTCATTAGTAGACTCAGGACTACCTGAGATTCTACATTGGACTGTATTAAATGTCATCTTAGTTGGCGTATGCCAATGTCCAAGCATAACATCTTTAAAGTCCTCCGTGATAGCCCCAACTTTCCACCCAAATATCTTCTTTTGAAATGGGTAGAAGGATGAAAAGCTTCTAAACTGATCGCCATGACATAGCAAGCAACTATACTCACCAATTCTGTCAATAGCATACCAGTTACCTTCCCCTCGTCCATCAGGAATGTCAAA